GCGAGCAGGTCTTCATACGCCCGGCACAACGCTGAAATGTTCCCGCCGAAATTGCCGACCTGAAGCTTTGGTCTGGCCGGTGATCCCTGGCTGGGCGTGGCGAACTCGACAGCATTGATTGGCCAAGGGGTGTACGTGTTGCCCTGCCATACGACGGAGCCCGACAGTTCGTTGGTCCCGGCGTGAAAGCGGATCGTTTGGCCGGGCAGCACCAACTCAAAGCCTTCCCATATCGTCAGGCCCTTCGCGAGCGAGAGCTGACCTTGAAGTTCACTCATTCGAACACCTCATCAAAAGTCATGGACAGGCCGTCAACGCCCTTGGCGATGTTGGTGCGGACCCACTCACGGCAGACATACTTCCCTGTCGATTGGCCGGAGTGCGTGTAGTCGAAGGATTCAATTGCGCCTCGGGCCTTGAGAAAGGCATCGATGGCTTCGATCTCCGCCTTGGGCCGCTTGAAGGTCAGGGCGAGCTTGCGCGGCTGTCGGTTGATACCGGTTCCCTGCCGCTGCTCGTACCCATCGCCGAACTTGATGACCTTGACCGTCGGGGTGATCGTCTTGGTGGCGTCGTAGGTCGGAACCCATGTGAATGTCGGCATGACGCCTCCTTAAGCGAGTTGCCCGCCATTACGGCGTGCAGTTGCGATTTCCTGACGGCAGACAACCTTGATGGCTTCGGCCAGGCGCGCTGGATCAGGTGAAGAGCCACCACCTTCGGAGGCGTCTACCGTCACGCTGACGTTGACCGTGCTGGAGTTGGCCCCGCCACGAACGCCGAGGCGCCCTTGCGAGTCACGAGCCAGCGGGACAATTGCCTCTTCGCCAGCCTCGCCCATCACACCGGTTTTACCGTTGGCCATACCGAATGCCGTTGGCTTGCTGACAATACTGTTGGTGAAGGCGCCGCCATTGGCGAACATCTGCACGCCGCTGGACCAGGCGCCGCCTTTGGCTTGGGCGCCCGCCCAATTTGAGTAGTCCGATCCTGTGTAGCCCGCCTGCGTGGAGCCGGCAGACGTCGTACCGCCGCCGAAGTAGGAGCTCGCAGCAGTAGCCGCCAGACCAAACAAACCGCTCAGCGCCGACGAACTGGCCTGACGAGTAGCGATGCGTGCCATGTCAGCGAGAATCGATTTAGCAAAGTCTGCGAACGACAGCTTCCCGGTCATGGCGAAATTGACGATCGCATCTTCCATCGAGCTGAAGGCATTGGTGAACAGGCTTTTCGTCTGCCCGGCCACGTTATTCGCGCTGTCCAGGTAGTTCGCGAAGGCCGATGTAGCACCGGATTGCCAGTCGGACTGGGCTACAGACATCTTGTCGTAGTTGCCGACCACGGTTGCCCGATAACGGTCCTCAGCGGTTTCGAGGTTCGCCAGATCCTTCTGATAGTCATCCATGCTGTACTTGTCTGGAGCCGTCCGGCGACGATCCAGCAGCTTGGCGCGCTCCTCATTGAACTTGTCTGTCGCCCCGTCGAGGCTGTTTTGAAGACCTTGCTGACGATCTCCCAGGCCAAGACCATTTGCTGCTCGCGTGCCAGATGCTTCAAGCGCGGCGCGTTGGCGTTCGAGCTGAGCGACATACGCTTCCGAGGCCGCAGTTTGCTTCTTGACCCGACCTTCTTCGTTTTTCTGTAGAACATTCAGCTCGGTGTCAGCATCCCGCTGAGCCTTGACCATTGAGGCCCGGGCGTCGGCAATCTTCTGATCCAGTTGAATGCGCTGTGCTGCCGAGGTGCTGGCTTTTCCTTTCACTGCCTCCAGCGCGGCGATCTCAGCCTCGTAGGCTGCGGTCACCTCGTCTCGCTCGTTGCCGATCATGGCCTCGCGCTTCAGCAGGTAGTCCGCCTGAGAAACCAGTCCAGCTTTCTGTGCTGCATCCAATTCCTTCTGGGCGTTCTTGTACTCGGAGACAATGCCATTCAGGGCGTTTTTTGAGTCGTTGAATCCGGTGAGATCGACGCTGCCTGTTGCTGCCTTCGGATCTTTATTTCCGTCATCGATAGCCTTCTTCAGCTTGTCGTAAGCGCCGCCAGAGAATTTCCTTCCGTCGAAAAAAACACCGTCCAGCGATGCCGACTTTTGCCCAGTCTTTTCGGCGTCTTGATAAAGCTTCGTAAACTGATCGTTTAGCTTTTTGTAGGCCTCTTGGCGCTTTGCAAGCGGATTCAAGTCCGCCATTTGCTTGTCCAGATCCTTCTGGACAGCAATCAACTCCTTGTTCGCTTGAGTTGTGTCGCCGGTGGTGACGGCGAGGTTTTGGCTCGCTGACTGACGAGCTTTCAGGCCTGCAAGCTTCGCCTCAAGCGCTGCGGTCGAGTCATCATTTTCACCATCGCCCAACCCCAGCAACGAGTTGATCGAGCTGAGTCCGTTTGATACCGCGCCAGCGACACCGCCGCCCTTGCGGGTGTCGAGCACACGCTGAGTGATCTCAATCTGCTTGGCCAGGTCTGGGAAAATTTCAGACCGAATCGCGCCATAAGCGCCAGTGATTGCGATCTTGATGTTGTCCCAATCGCGCTCAACATCAGACAGCGAGCCACGGTAGGCTTTCAGCCGCTCCTGAGCGGACTGGTTGAGGTTTTCGCTCAGGGTATCCAGTGCGCGCTGATGATCGCCCTGATCGTCAATCGCCTTGATAACCTCGTATTGTTCGTAGGTCAGCAGGCCGTATTGGGCACTGATTTTCGCAGCCGCTTCCGTGGCAGTATCGCCAGCATCGGCGAACGATTTTGCGATGTCCCCTGCGCCCTTCCCTGTCACCTCGCCGATGGCTGCGGCAGCTTGAGCCAGGTTCTGCATCTGGACGCTGCTTGTCGCAGTACCGGACGCCAGCGCGATGACTGCTTCACGAGCGCCCAACAGGTTGCCCGTTAAAACACCGGCCGTATCACTCATCACCTTGAGGCTGGCAATGCTCTGACCGGCGTCGTTCGAACCACCATTAATTGCGGCATTGAACTCCCGAGCCTGCTTCATCGCATCGAAGTAGGCGTACCCGAGCCCGCCGAGTACTCCAACGAGAAGTCCTGCCGGGAGCAGCAAAGCTGCCATGCTTTTGGCCGATGCTCCGGCGCCGGCGCCGAGCTGAGCAATGGCCCTCGCCCCGCTACCCAAATCGCCGGATGACAGCGCGTTGGTCAGCTGCATGACGTTTTCTTGAGCTTGGCGGGTGCCGAGCTTCAACTTGTCGAATGCAGTTTCTGTCGCGGTCAGTCCAGCCCGGTCCTTGCCGATCTTGGCCAACGCTTCCGCGTATCGCTCAGACGAGATCGCCCCGCTAGCCCTGAGTGCTTCGAGCGCCTTTTCCTGCGCCTCCAGCTTGCCCAGCTTCGCGGTCACCGGGTCGATACCGTTGACCGTGCGCTTCAGCGCTTCAATCTGGCGATTCTCTGCATCGATGAGACGCTGCTTTTGAGCTAACTCCTTGGATTCTGCCTTCTCGATTTTCTCGTAGGCTTTACCAAGCCGATCCTGATAAGCCTCCTGTTGCTCAATGGTGACCAGTCCGCCCTTGCGAGCACGCTCCAGCAATCCCTCAGCCTGGATCAGCTGTTCAATGCTACCGATGTTGCCCGACATTGCCTTGTCGAGCTGACTGATGATGGCGATTTCGCTGGTAGCGCTTGCGCCTGATTTGCGTCTTGCATCTGACTGACGCTGCGTGGCGTCAGTGGACTTGTCGATCTCCTGAGCAACTTCCTTCTCGGCCTGAACGATCTTCTTGCCGGTGTTGGCGAGCTCTGATCCGGTCTTGCCGAGATCGTCGATTGCCTTTTCGGCATGAGCTGCCGAATCGACCAGCTTGTCGAGGTCATCAGCAGCCTTGGCGGCCGACGACGAATTTACCTCGATACCAAGGGAAGCGAAGTTGGTGCTCATTTACTGTCCCTCTGATCCGCCATCACCCGTAAGGCTTCAGCTTCCATAACGCGGATATCCGGAAAGATGCCAGCGACCTGAACCCGGGAGAGACCGAGAAAGCCAGCGACATGGCGAATTGACGTGTAATCCAGGCCGGTGGCGCCACAAACACCTGTACGCCACTGGGTAGTCATCGCCTCAAAAACTTTGAACGCAGGCCATACATCGGGCCAGACCTCACAGTTCTCTTCAGGCAAATCCCTGACAGAAAGACCAAAGGCCGCCAGCTCTTCAGCTGACGCCTCTGGCTCGTACAGAGTGCGTGCGACGCTTAGGAGTTTCCCAGGCGCGCTTTTGCAAACGCATCAGAGTAAGCCCCCAAGACAGCACTTGGCGTGGCACTGATAGAGCCCACCAGGACGCGAAGATTGTCGTCAGTAAACGCTTCATCGACGTCCCAGCCTGCCACGATGGCTTTGAGCTGCTGCACTTGGAGATCAATCAGAAGAGCTGTGAATTGCTTCAGTCCCACTTCCTCAGTTTTGAGCCCAAGCGCTTTGTATTTCTCGTCCCATTCTGCATGGAGCTCCGCAAGCTCCGTTCGATTGCGATACTTGAACTCGAACTCCACCTTCACTGGCTCGCCGCCGACCGTAGGCAACATGACATCTGCTTTGAAAGTGGGGTTCTGGGTAAGCGTGAACTTGGCCATGTTTGCCCCTTACGATAGGTAGCGAGTAGGAGCGGCCTGCAGGGCCAGGGAGACGGTGCGAGTCAGCAAGTTGTTGCGAGATACCGCAGGCTGGAGCGAGAACGAGGTGTAGGCGCCGTAATACAACTTGTCGGTACCTGGCAGATTCAGGCGAGCGGCTTGCATCGACTTCGCGGAATCGGCGGCCGTAACGACGGCGACATAGGGCAGAGACGGGTCATCGGCGACAGTCAGCACCATGCTGGCGGCGGATTTGTCGGTCGGCAGCTGGCGGCCTTGCTGGTCTTCAAGGAAGACGATGTCGGCGTAATTTTGATCTCCGCCGGAGAAGGCAACATCGGTGATCTGAGGGATTTGAGCCCAGGTCAGTACCTTCGTCAGCGTGCCCGCGCCGGAGCCGGCAGGGAAGATCTGGGTGCTGGTGGTGTCGATCGCTTCCAGGGTGATCGCGGTCGCGGCCCCTGCCTTGACGCGGACCACTTTGCCGTTGAGGGGCGTCCAACCAGAAACGATTTGCACGATATCACCGGCAACCAAGGTGGCGCCTACAGTGGTGCAAATGGCTTCGGAAGCGTTGGAGATGGCGGAGAACGAGAGCGGAGCGGCGTAGGTAGCGGCATGCTCGAACGTCGCGCCATTCGGGAGTTTGTAGCCCATTGTTTTTTCCTCTTTGCAGAAATGACAAAACCCGCTCAATGGCGGGTTCTGGGTTTGCCCAACGGGCTAATTCAGTTGGTGTCGGCTCGGTACAAGAACGAAACCGGCACCGTATA